TAAACTAATACACATCTATCCATACGAATTGTTGTTGAGATAGTTGCCAATGCGTCTGAATTATAAGCTAATGAATCAAAGTTAACATCACTTAACCAAGAACCTTCTAAAATCCATTTTTCCACAACAACACCTGTTGGGTCCAACATTTCAAGGTCAATGTTTTTCTTGTATCCCGCAGCATATCCCATACGACCAGTAACTGACTCAGCACATAAACGAACCCACTCCATAAGAGCTTGTGACGCTGAAGGTCCAATTGGGTCACGAAATTTAACGTTCATAGAACCCCAAGTAAATCTACCCGCAACATATGTTGAAGTATTTAAGAAAGGTATCTCAACATCTTTTACAGTAATATGTGGTCTAGCAGCAGATTCTACGAACCATTCGTTAATCCCTAAAGTAGAAGGGAATCGTACAATAAACCTATTTTGTCTTTTTGGTTCATACGGTATGGGCATTTTCATTAATAAATCAGCCATTTTTCTATTTGTTTTTTAATTTTTATTTTTTATCTTGTTTATTATAAATATAACCTATTTAATTTTTTTCTCTTGACTTTTAGAATTAAAATTTGTATCATTCTAGAAATCCTAGTTTTTATATTAATATTTATTTTACTAGTTTTTATTTATAATAATTAATTTAATATTCTTTTTTAATTCCTCCTGCTGTTGAATATGTTTTTATTATATTCTCTGGGTCGTCCTCAAAATGTTTTTTAACAACTTCCACATTTTTTAAGTCGTCATCTGAAAAACCTACTTTAGGGACAAAATAATTATTTATTTTATTTTTTAAGAAAGCTTTTTTCTGTATATGTTGTGACATAGCTTTAACATAATTAACAAATTCTTTTAAAGCTTTAATTTTACCTTCTTCCGGATTTGTTGCCGAACCCTCACCATATGTTACAGGATAAAATCGACATAAATCTAAATATTCTCGTATCATTTCTCTCTTAGAAGTGTGTTCCTCATCAGCTAAATCTCTATATTTTTCTAAATTTTTAACTAACTCATTTGAATCAATTCCATTAAGGTTGGACACTATATAATTGTAACAAGCTTCTTTAATAACAGATGGAGTATGTCCTCTTGCAGTCACAATAGAAAAAATCGACCCATTATTAATTGCCTCAACAAAATCACCCCAAGCCGGTCCCGGTTTTGCCAACATAGTATCAATAATGAATTGTCTATCACCCTTAACACCAAAATATCTGAAAGGGTCTTCAGCAAATCCAACTATTGTATGTCCGTCAAATTCTATTGGTTCTTTACCTATTTGTTCTCTATAAGTTGCAAAATCTTCAGTTGACATTCCAACCTCATCACCATCTTCATCTTTTAATATAATTTTGGTAGGCATTGAGACAATATTATCATCCCAATCAAAAGCGTAATACTTTTCATCCGGAGCACCAAATTCATCAATACCCTCTACAATTTTATTTTTTAACATAATTTTAAATTAAGGCTTAATTATGACCCACTATTACAATGGGTCATAATTTTTTTATTATATATTCTCAAAAGAAGCTCCGGTTGGAGTAATATAGAACGTAATGTCTATAAATTCTAACGATTTGGTTGGTTTGATGTAAATCTTACCAGTCATCTGATTTCTATCTAAATCAGCAGTGTCTGACGATACTGTAACTCGGAAATCATATAAACCTCTGTCTCTTCTGATAGCATCTAAGATAGGGTTAACCGCGTCTAAGAAGTCTTGTCTTACTTTTTGGTCGTTTTGTTCAAACAGTAATCTTACAGAAACCGCAGAAATCAATTTACGTGCTTGTAGTAATAATCTTCTTACGTTAATTCTATCAAGAGCCGATTGAGCCACTTGTAGAGTTTTGTTACCCCAAATTACTGTACCAACATCGGAGAAAGTAGCAATTGGATTGATACGTCCTTGGTAAAGAGTATCTCTATCTTCTTGAGTCAGTTTCTTTCTCGCTTTGATTGAGTTTACAATACCTCTCGTGTAACCTGCCGCTGCGAACCAAGGGAATGCAATGTTATCGGTTAACGCCAAGTTTCTTACAACCTCAGCCGTTGGTGGTAAATAGATTTGTGTATTATTCACACTATCTCTAGTTAATACCCAAGGATAGTAAGTTGCTGTGTAATTAGAGTCGATACCTGTATCATCTAAATTATTAACAACTTCTTGTGGATAAATTAAATCAGTTGATAAATCAACGGTTGGAAGGAATAAATTAATATCAGGTGTTGTACAAACATACAATGAGTCAGCTCTGTTAAATTCAATCATTTCAATAGCGTCTTCAACTAAATCAGAGTTATTAACATAATCAATACCCGGAGTTACGAATAAGTTAATATTAACCGCCTCAGGATTTGAGAATGTTTGTTGACCTAATAAGTATGCGTAGTAATCAGAGTTACCCCAATCAACACTATTATTTCCAACTGTGATTTGTTTAAATGCTCCCCAACCTGTCGCTGTAGGGTATTTAATGTTTTGACAAGCTCCGTTTAAGTAACCTCTTCTACCTAATTTAAATGTATCGGTATTACTTCTTGATTCTCTATAGATATCCCAACCATCAAAACCACCTTGTACTAATAATGAGAATTTACGTGAGTATATTCTGTAGTAAGGACTTGTTTCATCTTGAGGGTCTGATGTAAATGTTGCATCACCCACATAGTAAGCCGGAGTTCCACTTGTTGTATACGAGTTTGAAATAGTAATTCCACTAGCGTTTTTATCCATATGGTAACCTTTTGTTAATGTTAACCATTCAGCAGCATCAACCTCTGTACATAAACTTATCTGATTTTGTTTTCCTTTATATTGGAAGAAATCAACATCATATCCTGCACCGTTTCCTGTTGAAATACCTAAATACGTTTTACGAACATTATCACCCGGACTTAAAGTAGCATTATTTGCCCCCGAACTTAATCCAAATGGTGGGTCAAAAACAACTTCACCAGGATAATCATATTTAGTTTTATAAATTGGGAATGGAGATTTTGATGAACCATATTGTCTCATTTTAAATCCTTGGAATCCACAAGGTAATGTGTCTATAGGAGCATCTTCATTCATTTCAACCATAATATATTTAGAATTCAACGCGTATTCTCCATTAGTTGTTCCAATTTTTTGTGCCACGAACGAATTACTATTAGGGTCCATAGTACAATTTGTAAATTTCTCAATAACTACAGGATTATTATCTGTATCGTAAAAATCTCTAACTAATACATCAAATGTTAAATTACCAAACGACATATTCGCTATTGATATTTTAATTTCAGTATTTGCATCATTACCATCAGATATTGTTGAGAATCTAAATAAATTATAAACTTTACTACCTCTTACTTCAGAAACAACCCACGGAGAAACCGGTGTTTGATATTTTTCCAAGTAATAAGCGATTGATGATAATGTATTAACTGTTGAATTAGCTCTTGGTAAAGCCAATAATTGACAGTTTAAACCTCTAATATAACCTTTATTATAAGCGTAATTTAATAATGTTTGGAATTTTTCTTCAACAAACAATGGAACTGTGGTTCTTGGTTTTGCAAAGTTTGAAGAACCAAATACCTTAGGAAGATATTTTGAATCTGATTCACTAAATGAAGTTTCAAAGAAGAATGTATTTCCATTATAATCTGTCACATTAAGACCAAATTCCGCGTAAGGATTTTTAGCTATGTTTGAATATGTTGATGATGTACAATCAATTGATACATCTGTTAACCCTGTAACTTCATAAGACGGACCATCACTACCTGTACCATATGTTGCAATACCTCTTGAACGAAGTGTTGCTACAACCATATCGTCAAAGTCGGTGTATGAAACACCTGAATACACATAAATTTTACCACTTACAGTACCACTATAACACGTTGTTATTGACCCTGTAGTGTTTGACCCCGTATTACCTGTTGTCAATGGGTTACAAGGATTAATTATTGATACATTAACAGTCCAAGGTTGTATATTGGTACCATCTTGTGATGTTAAAATATATGGTCTTGTTCCGGCTGAGAAGTTTTGTGTTGTTCCCGAACTTTGTTGTGTAATACCAGTAACTGTCACTCCTGTAGTACAAGCACTAAATGTTACTGTTAAAGCTGTTAAACCTGATGTTGGTGTTGTGGATGGTAAATAAACATTAATTGTGTTAGTATTATAGTTTACACTACCAACAGTGTTTGACACAGTTGCTGAACTAACCGATAATGAATAGAACGATGCACAATTTGATGATGTCGAAGTTTGTGTTAAATTATTAACAACATTATAAAATGAAAATCCACTATATGAACCGTTAATATTGTCGAATAAAGAATAGTACCAAGGGTCGTTATTTGGGTCTGTGTAATCCGCATTTGTTGAACTTACACTATCAATACCATATACATTAGTTGCATTTGTATATCCCGTACTTAATGTATTATAGTCAGAACCTGAAATTGTTCCATAGTAATTAATTGATGTTGCCGAATGACTTGGTGTTGTAAGAATATCAAATAATTGTGTTTTAATATTATCTAAAATTGTTGAAGTACTACCATTAAACGTTTGGTAAGTATCATTTATTTTATTCATAATTAAAGTAGAAGAAGGTGTTCCTGATACTTGAATAGTCCCAATACCACTATTACATCCTGTAAATGTGAATGTAAACGGAGTAATAGTATATCCTGTACAAATATTTGAACAAGAATGAACATCATAAGTTGTTCCTGAACATTTAAATCCTACTGTTGATTTATCTACGTTCGCAATTGTTGTAATAGACCAAGATGGTCCTGCGTCATATCCTGATAATCCCAAAATTCTTGTAACAAACAATTGATTAGATTGTTGTAAATAAGCTTTTGCGATATACGAAGCTTCATACTTCGGTATTTGTGTATTAATAAACTTTTCAGGGGATGTTCCTCCAAAAAAAGTTGAGAATTCATTGAAGTTACGTATAAAGATAGGTTCAAAAGCAGGTCCTTTTTGTGTCTCACCTACGATACCTAATGTGGTTACACCCACACTCTGTGCTACGAAACTTAAATCAACTTCGGAAGTATATACCCCAGGAGATACGAATACTTTGCTGTTTGTTGCCATTAGTTTGTCTTGTTTATAATTTTATTTATATATAAATATTAAAAAAAAATCAAAATACTTTACTTCGTAGCAACTATTTATATTTTAGGTAGATTATTTTCTGCCTTTTTTCTACTTATGGATAAAGACATCAAAAAGATTAAAAATTTAAAGATATCTGTGGAGACACACGAGATTCTTAAGACCTATTGTGAAAAAAGGGGTATTAAAATGTATCGATTTTTAGAAAGGTTAATTATTGAAAAATGTAAACCTAAAAAAGATGTTTACGGGGAGGACTAAAATACTTTATCAATAAATTGAATTGTTGATTCTAATGATGGATTATTCTTAACTATTTCTAATCTTAACACATCTCCTGAATTAATTTGTATTAATTCCAAATCAGAACCATAATAGTCATCATTAATATAAACATCAAATGAGTCAACATTAATAGTGTTACCAATTTTAATATCAACAACGTAATTAAATAATTGAGTTAAACTTGTATTACCTGATAAAAATAATGCTTGACTTCCAGGACCTTCTTCAATTGGTTTTTTCTTATTACGTCTTGTTGTCTTTTTTTCAAACTCAACAACCTGTAATACTCTAGTTATTGCAGGAGATACTTCAAATTCATCTTCATCAATTAAAAATCCTAACATTGTAAATTCATAAGTTTGGATGTAATATTTTCTTTTTTCAACTTCCATCACTGATTCGTCAGTAATGTTACCCATAATAATCGGAATATAATGACCTTTGATTACCGCATAAGCTTGTTTTGATGCGAATTTCTCTAAAATTATTTGATTAAGTTTATTCAACTCTCTCATTCTATTACAAACAATTTTAACCGAATAAGTTATGTCTACGGGAACAGGTTGAGGTATTGTATAAATGTCCATACCATTTCTTTCACCATCCCAAGTAGGAACTTGAGCGTAAAAATATTGTCTTCTATTTGGAATATTATATAAAAGTGCAGGGTTAGTTCCAAATTTAACTTCAGGTGTTCTAACTACGGTAATGAATGGTGGTTCTGCGTTTTTATCTATATTTTGAAAATTCCAAGTTTCGGTAAATTGTGACCAATTTTGTGTTGTTACTAAGATATCAACAGTTGGTATAGTTTTACCTTCGACAACAACTTTTAAATCATTTTTAACAAAATCCAAGAATCCTCTATCCAAATCAGCGTGCAATAAAGATTTTGGAAGGTAAGTTCCGTCTTTATTAATTTTTTCTAAAAGTTCTTCTCGTCTAGCTAAAAGAGTTTTAGGTTCTGTTAATGGTAAATTTTTCTTTATTTTACTTGGTAAACCCATTTTATTGTTTTGTTATAAATATTTTGTTTCTTGAATTTATCATTTCTACACCCCCCACTCTGTATATTGGTTCTTTGGTATCTTTCATTACATAAGAACTATATTTGTATGGGTCATAGGTAACAATGTTATTATTTGTTTCGTTTGGCAAACTCTCACAAGGATATTTACAATATTCAAGTAATGTTCCAATTACAAATGCGTGAACATTTTTTTGTTTATCTTCTAATACTCGAGCTCTACCTCCCGGTCTAACTCTAAACTCAACATCATTTAATTTGATGTGGTCGGCGTGTGTTATTAATTTATTTTTGTAAGTAATTGAAAAGGTGTGTTTGTTTAGATTATAATGCACCATTACTTTTTTATTTATGTGATTATTATCTATATTCATAAT